ATCTGCTGACCTACGCTCTGCTGACCTAAGCTATACTAACCTAAGCTCTGCTGACCTAAGCTATGCTAACCTAGATTTTAGTTGTATGCCGTTATGGTGTGGAGATTTGGAAGCTAACTATGATGATAAGCAGATAATACAACAACTTTATCACGTCATGTCACATGTAAAAAATTCAAACAACATTAGTGATGGATTAAGGGAAGAGATTTTAACTGATGTCAATTTAAAGTTAGCAAATAAATTTCATAGGATTGCTGAGTGTGGTAAACTATAACATGATGTGGCACGAAAGATACAAAGCAATGAAGAAAGGGTTAGGGTTAACTAACTCTTCCATTGCTGAGATAACAGGACATACAACTGAAAGTATAAAAGTAATTACTCAACCTAATAAAAAGTTTCCTAGATGGATGAAGTTAGCAGTTGTAATTTATGAAATGAAATAAAGTATTTCATATTGAAATAAGTAGTAATTTAACGTTAAACAAAAACAATTATGGATAATGCTTTAAAATTACAAACATTAAGATGGAGCGTGGATAGTTTGGTTTTTCTTTGTGAATACGAATGTTTTTGTTGGTTAAAACCATGCTTTAATATACTAAAGGTAAGAATAGGTATAACTAAGTGTTGTGAGTATGATAACGAGTGTAGTCATCACTTAAATGTAAGGGAAAAATCAGAAAACCAAAATAGTAAATTAAACTAACCAAAACAAAAACAGATAAGATGAAAGTAATTCCACCAAAAGAAAAAGCACAAGAGTTAATTAATGAAATATGTGTGCATATAGATAAACACTCTACTAAAGGGGGTATTAGTCATGATGCATGGAATGAAAGATGTAAAACAGTTGCGTTAATTACAGTTGACGAAATACTCTCATTATTCGAACAGAATAAATTTGATAGCCGTTATGAGTATTACCAAGCAGTAAAAAGAGAATTAATGTAATGGAAACAATAATATCCATAACAGTATTCTTTATAGTAATTCTAGTTATCCGAGTTGATAAGCAGAGTAAAGAACTATCTAAACTAAGATTAAATAATAGAAAACTAACTATGAATGAGGATAAATTAAATAGAGAGATTTATTATTATAAGAAACTATCTAAATCAAAATCATTGTTTCATAAAAATTGAATTGAGTTTCAAAATATAACAAGACTATCGCATTAATTTGCTTTAGTCTTTTTTTTGTACCTTTGTTTCGATGGATATTCAAGAAATAAAAGAGTTAAAGATTGCAAAGGTTAAGATATTAAAGAGTCTTAATTTCTCAACTAGGTATTTTTTTAAGAATGAGAACGGGCGTAAATTCGTAATGAATTACCACCATGAGTTAATTATAAATATCTTAGAAAGAGTTTTAAGAGGTGAGTTAACTAAGGTTATGATAAACCTCGCTCCTCGATATTCAAAAACAGAAATAGCCGTAAAACAGTTTATATCAGACGCTTTAGCTATTAATGCATCTTCTAAATTTATCCATCTTAGTTATTCTGATGATTTAGCGTTAGATAACTCAGAAGCAATTAAAGACATTGTAACGTCTGATTATTATCAAAAGTTATTTCCAGAAGTGCAAATAAAGAAAGACTCTAAGAGCAAAAAGAAATGGTACACAACTGCTGGTGGTGGCGTTTATGCTACTAGTGCGAGTGGTCAAGTTACAGGGTTTGGAGCTGGGAAAGTAGACGACGAAGAAAAAGAAGATTTAAAAGAGTTTTTAAACGATATTGAGAATAAAAAAGAGTTTGGCGGTGCTATTATAATTGATGATCCAATTAAGCCAGACGACGCAGAAAGTAACACAAAGAGGGACAAGGTTAATAATAAATTCGAATCTACTATTAGAAATAGGGTAAACAGTCGTAAAACCCCTATAATTATCATAATGCAAAGGTTGCATGATGAAGATTTATGCGGTTATCTATTAGACTTAGAAGGGGATAAAAAAGACGGTGGGGAATGGGAGGTGTTAAGTTTACCATGCATCACTGAAGATGGTGAGGCGTTATGGGAATTTAAACACACTATTGAGGAGTTGTACAAACTTAAAAGATTAAATGAAGATGTATTCATGAAACAATACATGCAAGACCCTCAAAGTCCTAAAGGTTTATTCTTAACTAGGAATAATTTAAACTATTTTGATACTATTAATGAAGGGTTAGAATATACTAAATTAGGGTTTATTGATACTGCTGATGAGGGTACTGACTTTATGGCTTTTGGTGTGTTTTATATCATTGCTGGTAAAGTATATTTAGTAGAGTGTTTATACAGTCAGGAAAGCGCAACAAGGTTAGAAGATAGGATAGTTTCTATTATTGATAAGCATGGATTACATGAAACATGGATTGAAACTAATCAACATGGTTCAGTTTTTATTAATAACCTACAATTAAAAACAACTCATCCAATACGACCAAAAAAACATACAATCTCTAAAATGAAAAGAATGTTGGAACAATCTTCTACTATTGAAGATCATTTCCAATTTATGAAGGAAAGGGATGTTGAATATAGTAATATGTTTACACATGCAACAAGGGTTACTAAGTCAGGTGGAAGTAATCAAAAAGATGATGGTTTAGATATGATGTCATTTGCAGCTTATGTTATCCGAGCAAGATACTCAGAGTTATTAAATGATAGTTTAGAATGAGTCTTAATTAAATTATTTGTATATTTGTAGTTCAATAGTAATTAATAACGTTTAATTAAACTAATTATTAACATTATGAAAAGATTAATTTATCTTTTAACATTGATTCTTATGACTTTCGTAGCTAATGCTTTCGATCCTCCTGATCTAAGTAAACAACTACTAAATAATAATGAAACAATTCAATTGCTTGGAGATTTTACAGTAGATGTAGAATCACAAATTATGAATACTGAAATTCAGTATTTAATCAATAGTTCAGAATTACAAGCTTATGAGTTACAGTTACCTTCTGATATTGATAACCAAAATATTAACTTGCTTAAAATTGAAGAGGATCTATTAAGAGTACAGGTTGAACCCGAAAGTAATACTATGATTAATAATACTACTATAAGCGGAAATTATTATGATCTGATTAATTGGCGTAGAGCTAGAGAAGGAATCTGGAGTAATAGAAGTACAGATTATAATTATACTACATAGAAACAATTATAAGATATAAAAAATGCATTTGATTTAGTTCAAATGCATTTTTTTTGTTTACTAATCCTTATTTATATTGTTTCTTAATACTAATAGAATTACATTTGTTATTCAATTTTAACTAACCAAAAATAAATAAGATGATATAGAAAACTAAACCATACTCAGATTATGGTAATCCCTTAAAAGAGGGTAATGTCGAAAACGTAAAGAATCCTGTAACTTAGTTATGGGATTTTTTATCCCTAATTATCTTATTCATAATCATTCTAAATAAATTCGTATCTTTGTACGGATAATAATTCTTTGATATGAAATTAAAAGATATAGCGCTTAAATATATAGCTGATAAAGTAATTAAATCTACCCAATCTTCAGGAGGTTATAATCCTAGAATAGCCTCATATGGTTCGGTTAATGCTTCGTGGTTAGATTTAACAACTAATGAAAGGGTATTGCAGGCTGAAAGCAATCCAGCATTAAGGGCTGTTTTAGATGTATTGGCTGATGCTGAAGCTGATGCAATATTCAAGATTATAGATTTAAAAACAGGTGAATACGTAAGTGATGAAGATGCTGAAAAAAATCCAAATTACAAGAAAGCTTTAGATTTATACAGAAAACCAAACTCAATTGAATCGGGGAAAAACTTCATACGTCAAAATTCAAAGATGTTCAATGTTTGGGGGTATGCTTTTGTAATGTCATTAAGTAATGGGTTTGGTAAATTCAATTATAAGAATGTAGAAACATTAAATGTACTATTTTCTGAGGGTGTGAAAATAACATTAAATAATAATAGTAGATTATCAGCAACCGAAAAGGGTGAGTTAATTAAAAATATTGAGTATTCTGAAACTATAAGAAGTCGAACAACTACTTTAAAAGATGTTGATCTTAAAGATTTATTAATATTATCAAATGCGAGTATCCTTCAAAGAGCTTATCCATTAGGAACATCTAAATTAACTGCATTAACAGAGCCGTTAACTAATATAAAATTAGCTTATGAGACTATTAACAAGATATTACAATCAAGAGGTATAGAAATCGTAATAAGTCCAGAGACAGGCGCAGGATCAGAACTACAAGCTAAATTACAGAAAACAGATCGAGAAAGTTTACAAAAGAATTTAAGTGTTTATGGTAGGTTAAAAGACCAAATAAATACATTTATTAGTGATACTCCTGTCAAAGTAACTAAAATCAGTCAGAAAATGGCAGATTTAATGCTATACCCTATCATAATGAATGATCTTATTGTAATTGGAAACGCTTATGGTATACCTCCTTCAATGCTAAGGATATCAGAATCAGGAGCAACATTTAACAACCAAGAAACAGACGAAAAGAGATTTTATCAAGATACGGTAATTACTAACATGAATGAACGTTATCAGTCATATAGTAATTGGTTAGGATTCCGAGAAGATGGATTTGATGTAGTTCCAACATTTGACCATTTACCATTCTTACAAGCTGATAAAAAACTAGAAGCCGAAGTAAATAGTAAGAAAATTGATAGTATGCTTAAATTATTCATGAAAAACTTAATCACTCAAAACCAAGTATTAAACGCTGTAGGGATGCCTGAAATATCAAATGGTAATAGATTCATGTATCAGTTAGGCGAAAAAGAATTAGTAGGGTTAGTAAATGTTAGTAATAATTTAAATACTGAGAACAATGAGTAATGTTAAGTTTTATAAGGATAATGCTGGGTTGTGGTTCTATACGACAGGTCGAAATGAAGCATTAATAAACGCCCCATCTGGAGGTTATAGGAAATTAGTAGACGGAACTAAAATAAGAATTGAAGGTAAAAACAATTACTTTAATATGTTTCAGATTGAAAATGGATATATTGAAGTAACTGATATTCAGAAATCAAGTATTACTGATGATAATTATGCTACAATTGAAGAGTTTGAGTCTAATACTTGTGAGTTTTTTAAGAATTCAGTTAATAGTTCTAATTCTTATGATGATGATATAGCGTTAGGTAGATATTCTAATATTGATAGATTATTTAAATTTGGTAGACATCCTGGAGTTGGAGCAACTGAAGAAGTCGTTTGGGACGGCCAAGGTAACTATACGTTTTTAGAAGCTGCTGAAACTATGGATATAGCATCTACATCTATAAATGATACATTATTAGGTACAGGAGCTCGTACGTTGTTAGTTTCTGGATTAGATGCTAATTATGATGAGATTACAGAAGTATTAGATTTAGATGGAACTAATACCATTACAACAACTTTAGAATATTTAAGAGTATTCAGATCGGTTGTATTAACATCAGGAACAAACACACCTATAGGGGATAGTAATTTAGGTGATATTACAATAACAGGATCTACAACAGCAACATTACAAGCTAAATTATTAATAGGAAACGGTCAAACGTTAATGTGTGTTTATACAGTACCTAGAGGTTTCACCGCTTTAATAACGGGGTTAAGCTTCAGTGTTCCAGAAGGAAAAAGCGCATTAGTAAAAGCTAAAGCAAGAAACGGGGCAACTCCTCCAGCTAGTTTTAGTGTTAAATATACTTTAGATATATTTGAACAAACTACAAATCCTATTCTTCAAACACCTTTTCCTTTGCTTGAAATGACTGATATTGTTATCACTTGTCAAAGTACTGCTGTTGGTACGGCTATAAGTGCAAGTTTTGGAGCTAGATTATATAAAAATATGTAATTTGATCCAATAATTTTTGTATATTTGCTGTAGTAAAATATTTGTCTCTGTTTTTATTCTTGGTTTTTCATCTTAGTTTTTGTTTAAGCCCCTCGATTAATTTCGTGGGGCTTTTTATTCATTAAAACCTTATTTAGAATCATTAAAAATAATTTTGTACCTTTGTTGCATATATAAAAATATGTCTAAGATACCTATAGGAATAAGTCAGTATAATATAAATCTACCTTCTAGGATGGGTAGTATTATAATTACGAATACTTCTGAGAAATTTACAGCGGAAACTATTGAGTCATTCGAATCATGGACAACTAAAATTCAAGATGATAATAATATTTACATTCCTGCTGGCATTGTAGATTATGAAGTAACAACCGATGATTCAACTATAAATACATCTGGTAAAGGTAAAAAGTACTATCAAAAGAGTTCGTTTGCTTCAATGAGTGCATCCTTGGAATCTAACAATTGTGATCATAATACAGCTATTCAGAAATTAAACACAAACATTTATAGGCTATTACTCGTATTAGAGGATGGTTCTATTTATGGTAGTGTGAATAGTAAAGGTGAACATGTAGGTTTTCTATGTGAAATTACAGCCGTTAGCGGTGGTATTCCTTTAGTTGGTGAAACTCATGAAGATTATCAAATATATGTTAATTTCAAAAGTATAGAAGAATTTGAAAATGTATTTACTCAATGTGTTACTTTCTCATCACGAGAATTAGCAGAATTAATGCCTATTGGTGTAACGATTAAATGTAATTCTAATTACTTCTTATTCGAGGATTATAGCGTATTTAAGGCGTTTATCCCTTGCATAGTTCAGATGGAAGAAATACAACCTTCAGACATTGAAATAGTATCTAATTTCTTACAATCAGGTCAAAATTTAGTAATTACTATTGTTACTTATAATGAAAATACTAAGTTCTTAGAGTTGGTTGCTGAAGATGCTTTAGGGGATATTTTACAAGAAGGTGACATATTTATAATAAAAATTAAATCAAGTGAATATAGAAGTGATCAATTTACGGTAATAGTTAAGAACTCATCCTTTGGAGGTTCTTTTTCTAACGATTTCAGTAATGATTTAAATATAGGATTTCAAAATATAACAACTTGTTAAAATGGCAGACGAAACAATAAAATCATTAATAGATAGTACTTTACCGACTAATGATAATGGAGATATTACAGCGGAGGTATTAAGAGATTTACAAAAAGCTATTGTAGATTATAATAGTAACGGATATTTATTCACTGAGGTTGTAACACCTTCTAGCACTAATAACGCTACAGATCAAAAGATATACGCCATAGCTTCACAAAACGGATCTTATCCAGAGTTTGATAGTATAGTGTTAAGTAATGAAATAGCATTATTAAAATACGATGGTTCGAATTGGGTAAAAGATAGTTTAATTGAAGTTGTTGATAGTATCTCTGGTGGCGGTGTATTAAACCAAATAGCTTCTACTTTAGCTGTTGTTGAAAAAGCGCAACAGTTTTCGGGATCTTCGTTTTTAGGAGATATTAGCACATCAGATTCAAATCCTTTTAGTGTTGGTGTGCCTGCTTATGTTTTACCAAATGAATCAGGAACATATAGTAATCTTGATGGGTCTCCTGTAATTGATTTAACAACTTACCCTATATCATATTTATCTTATGATGGAACTACGACTAATGTATTACAATATTCAGTAGATTTAACTGAGTATATTAAAATAGTGGAAGCATCTGACTTATATAATAGGACTATTCCTAATACTTATTCTAGTGTAAGTACATTAGTTGCAAATGGAGCTATTGAAGATTCAGATACTAAATTTACTATTCCTATTGGTCAAACTGGTAAATTTTCACAAATAGGGATTTATCCTAATTGGCAGAATGATCTATTAACGGATTTGAATAATAAGTCAATTAAATTAAGGGCTTCATTTAAGGTGACTAATTGGAATGTTTTAACACCTACTAGGGTTCGAGCAGAATTAGGAGGAATCCCCCAAACTGATGGCACGATAGTATATGATCCTATAAGTAATACTATTATAGCAGAAGTAGAAATAAACGCTTCAGTTGCTTATATTACCGATACAGCTTACTTCTTTTTTCAGAATCGTAGTGATGATGTTATGGTGTCAGAAGTTACCGTAGAATTATATGATTTCTCTATAAGAATCGTAGAGTTTAGTCAAACTGTAAGTTTAGAAGGTAAAGAAAATTATAGCACAAAAGAGCAAATAAAGTACGAAATAGATAGAAATGAAACTATAGAAAATAAAAATCTATTATCAGAAGCTCAACCATTAGAAATATCAGTATTAACGGCTGGTGGAGCTGAATTATATGAAGATGGGTTTCAAATTCCTGTAGGTCAGACAGGTTATTTAGGTGGTTTATCATTTAATTTATCAAACTTAATTGAAGGCTATTTAGATACAACGGTAAATATTAGAGTAAGTGCAAATGTTAGTTGTAGCACTGCTGATAAAACAGCTATATTAGATGATGACAATTGGATTTTCCCTAAGTTATCTGGAAATGATATTGATGTTTCAAATGTTGTTTTAACCATTACTGAACAATCAGAAAGCAGCGGAGTTGAGCAATTGATTTTGATAGGCACATTTGATTTATTAGTTAATTCAAAGTTAGCGACAAATTTAAGATTGACAAACCAGTATAATACGGCTATTTCAGACGAGCCAGTATTAGTTAACAATCTTAATTATTTAATGAAAATAGTTGATGGTGATGAAGTGACAAAAAACGGTGCTCAATATGAAGCGTTAATTAATACTTTAGATAGATATTTAAGGGTTATTAACGATAAACCAACATATACAACTAAATCAGTTTCCGCAACGGGTGCTGATGGTGTTGACGCTGATTTTGCAGGAAATTCACCAACACAAAGAGCGTTAAACTCTATTAAAGATCATTTTATTGTTAATAATGCTAATCGTTTTAGCACTAAATTAAAACAAGGAGTTTATAAAGCTGAAGTTGAATCTGATTACAATGAGTATTTAAATTCATTTAAGAACTGTATTATTGCGGGTAAAGATTATATTGATGTAATTGGAGAGGGAGCGTTAACAACTATTGTTTATGCTTATTTACCTGATAACTTACCAGAGGAAACGTATGAAAAATATCAAGCTATATTTTGGGATGCGAATAAAGCTGTATTAGCGGCGATGTCGGCTATAGCTGAAAATTGTAGATATCCTGTACATATAGAAGGAAATATTAATGCTAATTATGACTTTCAAACTGTAATTAGAGATATGATAATAGAGCATAAAGGGAATACAGGCAATGCATTTAATGCGTGGAAAGCTTGGTATCCGATTGGTTATGGTGCACAGTCTGGACAGAATTTATTAGTTTTAAATTGTATTTTAAGAACATTGTCAGTACCTCACGACTTGGAACAGTCAGTAGTATATGTTCATACAGATGAAGAATTAGATAGACCAATTGATATAACTTATCAAAATTGTAGACTTGAAGCTGAAAAAGGTAAAATAACACTAGATAATTTTGCGTCTTTATGTAGAAATTCACTTAAAATGTTAAATTGTGAATTTGATAATAGAATCTTCTTAAGATATACTCAAATTTCAAGTGACAAGTACAAAAGTTCAAATCATAATAGCTTTGATGTTGAATTTGATACTTCGCCAATTCCTGTAAGAGTTGATGAATTAAAAGGACGTACACTATTGTTTAAATCTTTAAGCACTTCAGCACCGTCAAGTATTAGATTTTCAAGAACTTCAGATTTATTTGATATTCTAGGGAATGAAGAATTAAGTTTACCTAATTCAGCTACTATGATAGATAATAATACTCATACGTTAATTCATGGGTACGGTTATAAAGATGGTGGTGACGGTTTGCAAGGTTATGGATTTGGATTAACGGATTTACAAGAAACATCAATTAGTAATCCAGACGGAGGTAATGTATCTTTAAAAGATAGATTAGGGAATCTATCAGGAGTTGGTAATAGTAAAGATTTAATTGTAACTATTGATGACGTAGACAGAACAATTACGTTTAATATTGATTTTTCATCTATGAGCAATACTGATATTGCAGCATGGATAAATACAGAGGTTTCCGCGTGGGCGACTTGTATTGAAGTTAACGGCGGACGCTGGGAATATCCAAGATTTAGAGGTAATAAAATGAGAACTAATAAAGATGCTGTTGCGATTGAAAAAGGTATGGGACTTATCTACGTTGGTTATGATGGTGTTATTCTTGCTAAATCAACTGATAACAAAATAGATGCTATTGCAATGGATGATGCTGTTGTTGATGGAAAATTGAGAACTAATTCAGAAGGTCGATTATATGATCGTGATAATGATAGATTCCATTGTATTTTACAAAATCTATCTAGTAATACTGTAAATGATTATTACGGAATTGATCCGTTAAATGATGGTGTTTTTAAAGCAAATGAAGGTATTCCATTACTAAGAATAGTAGATCAAGATTTTTACAGTAATGGAACATCAACTAGAAGTATGGTTGTTGAGTTTATATAAGTTACATCCTTATTTAGAATGATTAAAAATAAATTCGTATCTTTGTGTCATGGATAATAAGAAGCCAGGTAAGAAATTAAGTAAAGAAGAGATTAAGAAGCTTAAAAAAAGCAAAGAATCTTTAATTAAAGGTCATAAATTAATAAAAAAATAGCATTATGTTATTTGATGAATCGAAATTCAAATCAAAAGAAGAGTTATTTAAATTTCTTATCGAGAATAAGGATAGTTTAATAGCTCAAAAAAAAGCTGAATTAAAAAAGGCTGATTGCATTTCTTATGCACCTTTAATTATACGTGATAAAGACGACCAAAATAAATCTAATGACCCTGTTAATGTAATTGGATTAGAAGAGTTAAAAGTTTTGGTAGTTATAAACACAACTAACTTAATGGATTCGCATTCTGATGTTCACATTAGAGGTATTTGGAATAAATCATTGTCTGAGAATAAAATGGTGATGCATTTACAAGAGCATAGTATGAAGTTTGATAAAATCATATCAGATGGTAGTATGTTAAAAGCTTCTGTAAAAGATTATAATTGGAGTGAATTAGGTGTTAATTTTGAAGGTAAAACACAAGCTTTAATATTTGAGTCTACAATTGATAAGAATCGTAATCCTTTTATGTTTAATCAATATGCTAATGGATGGGTGAAAAACCATTCAGTTGGTATGCGATATGTAAAATATGATTTAGCTATCAATGACGAAAATAATCCTAATGAATTTGATGCATGGAATAAATACTATCCTAATATTGCAAATAAAGACCGAGCAGACCAGAAAGGTTATTTTTGGTATGTTACAGAAGCTAAAGTAATCGAAGGTAGTGCAGTTCCATTAGGTAGTAATTGGATCACTCCAACATTAGAAAATAATAAGAATGAGCCGCCAAAACAAGGCACTCCAAATACTGAGCCACCAAAACAAGGTACTCAAAAACATATAAACGAATTAATTACAAATTTTAAACTATAATTTTAAAATGGAAAAAGAAGCTTTAGAGCAATTGCTCGTTAAAATAAAAGAAGAAGTTAACACTCAATTAACTTCATTTAAAGATGATTCTGGGTTTGAAGGATTAAAGACTAATCTTAATGCTGTTCAGAAATCTTTAACAACCCTTGAAGAAACTATTGAGAATGTTCAAGATGAAAATACGATTAAGTCCGTAGAGGATAAGATGAAAACATTAGAAAGTCTAGTCAAAGAACAAGGCTTATCTCTTGAAAAGTATAAAGCTAATGGGATTAATACTCCTGAAAAAAGCAATATGAGTTTCAAGGAAGTTGCTAAGAATTTCGTAGAGTCTGATGCGTTTAAAAACTTTGCTGATAAAAACGGTAATGGTAGATCTGAAAAGCATGAAATCAAAGCTACTTCATTAAGCGGTAGTTATCAGGATTTTGCTAATGCTCCAGCTACTTTAACAAATGAATCAGGCGTTGTTGTAATGCAACCATTCCAAATGAGGCCTAATAGAATTCGTGATTTAATGTCTTCTTCTCCTATTTCTGTGCCTTTCGTAATTTCAGAGGAGGTTGTTGATTGGGTTAATAATATTTCTGTAAATACTGAAAATGGTACTTTAGTTGAATATGATTTCAAAGTTGAACCTAAAACTTTCCAGAAAAGAAGATTAGGTGCTTATGTTAAGATTTCTAAAGATATGTTACAATCAGCTGATTTTATTGTATCTGAAGTTGAAAGAGCTTTGCCATCAAAATATTACTATGTTGAGGATAATGAAATTTTAAGAGGATCAGGAACAGGTAATCATTTAGAAGGTTTATTTTCAAATGCGAATAGAAGAGTATTTGATGTTGAATTTACATTCTTAGCTGGAACTATAGCTACTGTTGAAGCGGCTGCAAATGGTGGTGTATTATTAACGTTTGTTGCGGATCATAAATTATATGATAACTATGATTTAACAATTGATGCTAGTACTAATTATGACGCAACTTATAAAGTATTTGTTCAAACTAAGAAAAAATTAGTTATTGACGCTACTTATGTTGCTGAAACTTCTACTTCATGGACAGCAACCGCTTCACACCCTTTAAAGGATAAAGTTACAGCTCCTAATACAGGTGATGTTGTTAGTGCCGCTGCTAAAACTTTACATAATGGATATAACAGACCTACAGGTATTGTTATGAATCCTTATGATGTTTATGACGCAAATCACGCTAAAGGTACAGACGCTCATTATGTTGGTCGTTATGAGAGAATTAACGGAACATTATATATTGATGGTATTCCTGTTATTGAGAATGATGCCGTTCCTGCTGGTAAGGTTTATTTAGGAGACTTCATGAACTCAGCTAGGTTATATGACTATAAGACATTAGAGGTTTATATGGATTCTGATGTTTCGTATAACCTAAATAATCAAGTTGCTTTAATTATCGAAGCTCATTTGATTAATGCAAATTTCAATCCTTTAATGTTTATGGAGGTTGATATTGCAGATGCTAAAACTAAACTAGCAGTTTAAAAAATAGTTAATTGAAATATAAAAGGGGAGTTTAATCGCTTCCCTTTTTTTAAATAAAACAGATATGATTATAGTTGTAAGTAATATCAAAAGAGAATCTAGCATGTTAATAGCTGAATTAAAAGGGAAATCTCTTTATTTCGGTCATGATGTTGAAGTTTTAGATTCTTTACCAAATGACAAAGTAATTAGCGATGAATTTATTGAAAAACTTCAAGATCAAATAACTGTATTGGAGAATAAAGCCAAAGATGATACTAAAGAATTAGAAGAAAAGATATTAACTATCACATCTTCTAAAGATGTTTTAATTAATCAGTATAGTGAAAAGATTAAAGCACAAGATGTTGAGATTGAAGATTTGAAAAAGCAACTTAATGCAATACCAACTACAGAGGTTAAAGAAAAAAGAAAAAGAAGAACTAAAGAAGAAATAGAAGCAGACAAGTTAAAAGAATCTGAAAATAAATAATAATGATAACTGATATTAATGATTATATAGGATTAGTTTCTATTCCATCACCTTCAAGCGATGAAGCTTTGGATAGTCTTGAAAAGGAATTAGAGGGGTATGAAAATATCGCTTTAAAGAATTTGTTAGGATATCCTTTATATAAAGACTATTTAGCTAATCAAACTGACCCTAGAGTAATAGATATCATTCAAGGTAAAGAGTTTGAATTTACTTTCGAAGGTAGTACAGTTAATGAAAAGTACGAAGGTCTTGAGAGTTCAACATCATTATTAATATATTGGAATTTTTATAATTGGTTAAGTAGAAATATAAGTACATCTAGTAATGTAGGCGAATTAGCTTCTTTATCTGAAAATGGAATGGTAATAAATCCTAATTCTAAATTAGTCCAAGCATGGAATTTGTACATTGAAAAAGCTGGAGAAATACCTAACACTTACATAGGAAGATACGGAGCTACTAGATTAGGTTTTACGATTGATAAAAATAGTTTAAGTACTTACCCTCATTATAATGATAATGGAAGTTTATATAATTTCTTATTATCGAATAAAGAAACTTATAGTGAGTGGGTTTATGGTATAAACGAAAAAACTAATAAAAATGTATACAACCTCTAAGCCTATACCTTATCTAATTGAGGATATTGTAGACACTTTAAGAGCTACAGGGATAATAACAGATGTTGTTGTGTCTGGATTATATAGTACTATAACTACTGATAATTCATTACAAGAGAATGAGAATATTGAAATTGATAGTGTTAGATATCCGGTTAAAGATGTTACGTCAACTTCATTTAAAGTTAAAGGGGATTTAACCGGTGCTACATCATGGAAAGCTAAAGCACCTTATTTTGATTATGGTCATATTTTAGAAATTGGAAATACTTTATTAGAAAAAGGGAAAACTAATTCACCTGTATATGATAAATACCCTTTAATCATATTACAAATGGACTATGAAGAGGATAGAAGGGATTATAGTAAACTTTCAATTTCTCCTACATTTTATATAATTACGTCTACAGAGGCACTTTATAAGGCAAACCAAAGGATTGAAAAAAAGTTTATTCCTGAATTATATCCTTTGTATGAATCATTTATAGATGCATTAGTGAATAGTAATTTAACTAATAATAAAAACATAGAGCATACAAAAATAGATAGAGTTTATTGGGGTTCAACTGCTTTTACTCACAATACTAAAAATATGATAGGTGATCATATTGACGCTATCGAATTAAATAACACTCAAATAGAATTTAACACGACTAAATGTTAGTAGATAATTTTACATATAGTTTACCAGAAGGTATTAATTTATTCAAACAGAAGTTAAGAAAATCTGTTAAGGAAATTATTGTGTGTAAAGACTCGGTAACAATAACGGAAATAAATTCACCTGAATTATTGTATTGGTCAGAATTCATTAAAAATGGTGATGTTTATTTATCAGAGGATATTATGAGTTATTCAATTAATTCAGAAGATCCAACAAGTGAAAAGAATGTGTTTTCTCAGGAAATAATATCAAGTGTTTCGCCTGAATCTATTCAGTTTAATATTGAAAATAGTATAGTTGATAACTTAATAATGTTGAAATTATTTAATGAAGGTAGATATACTATATTTTTCGTATTAGATGATAATAACATTTTAGCAAGAAATGAAAACGGAATAATAAAAGGATTCACATGTACGATTAAAAGCGTAGGATCTTTAATGAGCGAATCTAATGAGGATTTGAATAAATTATTTGTTCATTTACAAGATATTGAAGAAGTAAAGCAACAGTATATGCTTACTCCTAATTTCACGTATACTGACTTAAAAGAAGAAGCTAAGATACAAATAAATATAACTATTTTAAGTGAATGGAGTGGCGTAAATACATTAAGAGTTAAAGTTCAATCTTGTGGACAAAACATAAATACATTAGATAGTAAAAGTATATTTTTAATAGCCCAATACACTAATAGAACTGCTGCTGTTACCTCTTTATCATTAATCGGTAATGGAGTTTATACAATAGGAATAAGAGATAATATAGACGGTGATGATTTTGTAAATGGTGATGAATTACTATTAAAAATTGAGAATGATGATTATGTGAGTTGTGAATTTCTAGTTATTAGAAATGATAATTTCATAACATTAAATGGCGTATTGAATAAAAATAACCCAATAACCGCTAATGGTTCTTGGTCAACTAAATAAATTTATTAATTAAATATTAGAAAAAATGGCAGATTATTGCAACGGTTCTTTACCTTCAGGGGTAAGCGCAAATTGTCTAACTTTTCCAAAGGAAGTTAAAAACATTATTATCACATCTCCAACGGTTACTTTCACAGAAGATGAGTTAATTAATGGGTTGACCAAATTGGAGGAAGTGTTAAAGACAAATAAAACAGGTTATGTTCCTGCTGGATTAACCGAATATGAAGATACTACAGATGATGTAACTATCATAACTTCAGGGAAAGGTAAGAAATACTTTGATAATGAGGGTTATCCTTCTGCTGTGATGTATCTTGAATCAAATATGTGTGATTTTGGAATGGCTTTAAGAGCGTTCAAAAGTTCTACATATAGAGTAATGTTTATTTTAGAAGATAACTCAGTAATGGCTTATCAGAACATGAATAAACCAGACGAAATAAAAGGATTCTTATGTGAGGTTACGGCTAATCAAGTTGGAATACCTTCTATTGATGCCTCCCAACAAGCGTATAGACTTTATATCAACGCTAAAGATCGAAATGAATTTAACAGTAGATATTTTAATATTCCTACATGGACTGATTCAGATCTTACAGATTTGATGCCAATTGGAGTAGGTATTTATAAACCTTCTACGTATTCAGTTGCAAATGGTAATATGACATTCCAAGTTATAGCACCTTGTAGAGTTCAATTAAAGACTCTTGTAGTAGCTGATATTGAGATTGTTTCCGCTACGATCGCAGGAACAGCCCCAGTAGTAGCGTTAACATTAGTAAACGATGCTAGCACAGGTATTTATACTTTAGTTTTAGAAGATACCGTTGCGGCTGTTTTAGCTGTTGGGGATGTTGTAGAATTCAAAGTTAAATCAACAGATGATACATATAATTCAGAGAGTTATACTATTACAGTTGTTGCATAGTGGTTTTGGTTAGGATTAAAGACGGGTTATGGTTGCCCGTCTTTTTTTATGCTTATTTAATTGTTAGTTCTTCTCCTGTTAATGCGAAGTATAAGTTTTGTAATTGATGAACGTGTTTATACTTACCTAAATGCACTGAATGACTCCAATTAGGAGCTACGGTTAATACGTATTCCCCTCTAACTTTCATTATATATGAATTATGAATACCTATTCTTATATCCCTATCTGTTACGTACGAATCAATTACATTGTATTCCCACCTTCTATGTCTTTTTTTTCTTGTAAACCCAAACTTAACTAACCATTCTTCGGTTAATGGGATAGGTATCATATCACTTTTATACTTCGTGTTTTCATGCCTTACTAAATTAAGTAAGTCATTTATATTCACTTTAAAAAACTTGCCATTATCTTGATAATAATTACCTATCCTTAATTCATTTGCTTCCATCTTTATAATTTTTTATACTTATTAAAATGCTCTTTAACTTCAGGATAAATAGAATTATCTATTGGATTTCTAAACTCAACTTGAAATATATGTTTATCCATGTAATTGTTATAAATATCTACGGAATAATTTAAAATAGCTCCAATTTCTCTACCACGAATTCCAAATCCTTTAATAAATATTCTATCTAATTTTAATACTTTAGAGTTTAAATTAAATACATACCAATTGATACTATAATATTTCCTTTTAAATAATTCATAAATAAAACTATTTAAATCCTCACTTAAAATAATAGGATCATATTCTTTCACGAAATTAAAAGAGCATATAGATATATCTGTAACAATATTTGCTTTCGGATCTATAAAAGCATTAAACATACCTATAACACTACCTTTATTTATGCTCACAAAATTTGTATTATCCCATTCTTCATTCTTATAAAATAAATCATAATTTCTATATGAAGCTTGGTAATATAAACTTCTATCTGTAGTTAGAAATTTAATATAATTAACTTGTAATTCGTCTTTATGTAATATTGCTTTTTCTAACATCTTTATAATTTTTTATATATTCCTAAATACTCATTAATATAATCTCTACTTAAAGGCTCGAATTTCTCAGCACGTTTAATTAGTTCACGTACTTTAATTTTTAAATCTCTTATATCAGATTTAGTTAAATTTAATGCAGGATGTTGTTTTAATTCCTGGACTATATTAAAATAATCCTCTCCGAACACTTCTTTTAATCCTGAATTATAGCCAATAATATTAGCATGAGCGTATTTATTGCAATGAACGCATTGAAGATAAACATTATTAGCGTTAAATCTTAAATTATTATGACCACCAACACTCCAATAGTGTCCAGCGTGTTTCTGTTGCGTAAATTCACCATCCCACCCATGATTACACGAAATACATCCATGATTATCATTAGTATCAATTAGTCTTATTAAGCGATTAAAACCCCATCTTTGATCTGTTTGTAGTTCCTTTAATAAATCACCATGAGTTTTAATATCTTCTTTTTGCTGTTTATTAAAATCCTTTTGTTCTTTTTCTATGTTTTTACTTGATTTTAATTTATATTTGTTTAATAATTTAACCCCTTCAGTAGTTTCAAATAACCATTCAGCAAGGCAAGATTTGCACATTCCAAATCTTTGAATATAATCTGAGTGTGTTTCTGGATTCTTTTTAGATTCGAATCCTTTAGCACGCCCAGAAGGTTTACATTTTTTAATTTTAAGTTTAATCATTGTCTATTACATATTTATTACCAAATAAAACTATTATATTTCTACATTTCTTAACTCCTTCATATGACATGTTATTTTCTTTTGCGTAAGCTGATATTGTCATTAAGTTTAAATAACCTCCACATAGTTGAATTATTTCAACCATATCTAAATTACTTAACACCCCTTTAATAAAGTTATTAATTATGTATACCTTGATTTTATTAAGTTTTTCCATTGGTTGAATTTTTTCAAGTGTAGTTACAGACTCGCTATGTACAAGCACTACATCCGTTCATCTAATAAAGGATTTGGGTCAAGCCCATAATTTACAAAAATATCCCCCACCCTTTCTTTGCCTTTTTCAAAGTCAATTGGGCTTTTCTCTATAATTATAAAATCTCTATTAGTGTTTATACAAGCTTCAGCAAGTGTTCCACTACCACTACATAAGTCAAGTACTATTTCGCCCTCGTTACTATATGTAAGTATGCTTTCCTCAATCAAAGCAACTGGTTTCTGCGTTGGGTGTAATGCCGTTTTTTGTTTGTCTGTTGCATATTTCCATACACTTCTTGGGTATCGCTCAGTGCTATCATATCCAGTTAGCCCATGTTCACCGTAATTTGTTGTCTTTTTACTGTTTCGCTTATGTTTCGCTGTACTTGTTTTTCTAACATGTCCAGTAGTCTTCTGTGGGTTATATGTTGGTTGTTTTTTATAAAACAACATCATATCCTCGTGGCATCTCATTGGCTGTCTTTTAGCGTTTAGGTGTCCCGTTACGGTTGTTTTCTCCCAAATTAAATTATACCTATGCCATTTAGTACTTAGCATCATCATAGCGGTAAACTTATCCTGTCCAAAAAACTTAACAGCAGCATTTGGTTTTGCCACTCTCCAAACTTGTTCCCAAAGTTTTACTGGGTCTATAATCACATCCCATTCGTTTTTTGTTTTACCATAGGGTAAATCAGCACATATATAATCAATACTATTGTCTGGTATCAGCTTCAACTTTTCAAGTGCATCACCGTATATTATCTTGCTTTTTTCAAAAGCATATTTGCCATCCCACATATTTTTGTAAATTATTAGTTCCGTCCATTTAATTAAGTTTTGTCGTAAATCACCGTGCCAGTACATAACACAGGCTATATTGCACCCTTCGGGTCGCTTCGCTGCACCATAGCCAATCCGTTATGCCCCATTTATCCAGCGTGAAATGAACCAAGCAAGCAAAATGGCTCTGTTTCCTTTCCTGTATAGTTTCCTTCTTCTGTTATCTCAGCAGCTACCCAAGGTTCTTTACCTTCATCAGCAGCCATTTTTTTAGCCATTTCTCTAACTTCTGTTTCATTATTTGCAACTATTACAAAATGTGAATAGCAGTCATAACCCCAATCATCGTGTCCTATCAAGTATATTTTCATTGTTGTAAGTTTTAAAACGGGGCATAACAACAAATAAAATTAATACGGGTTATGCCCCCTATTTGTAGCGAATTACCTTTTAATATCATTAGTTCAGTATGGTAGGTTTTCGCTTTCTATCCCGCACTAATCTTATTCAAACCGTTAGGGTGCATTAGCCTACGCACACTACATCGCTTTTTTTAGGCTTAAATGCTTTATTCGAGCCACCAACTAAATATTTATATCCGTTATCAAGGGTTATTTCAACTACTCCAACCATCGAGTTTCCTATGTATTCCACTTTTTCAGCAAAACCCATTATTTTTTTACCGTCTTTTAAGTGTGGTGTTTCAATCATTTTTCCCAACCACCATTTATTGTATGTTTCTTGGTGTTTTGCTTCCAAAGCTAAACCTCCTTGCGTCCTATTACTACCGTTTCTTTCTGCCATCGCTTAAATAACGCACCCTAACAATAAATAAAAATAATAGCCGCTGTAGTGCTTGTGTTTAGCTATTATTCGGTTAATAAATATTTCAAGTGTTCGGAATTTCCGAACGGTTCAATCGGCTACTATTCTTATTAGAGCCGTTAGGCAGCATTAAACTACCTCAAATTGCGCAAATAGTGCCTTTGCTTCATCAAGCGTTGCCTCTTTATCATCAAAAACACTTTCACTTAAAAAAGTGTCAAGCTCGCGTCCTTCGTGTATGTTTGCAAAGTCATCTAATATATTTGGCATTGTTTCAACTATTTCTTTTAAGCTCAGTATTTTTTTCCCGTACTGCACACACATAGCTCCTAAATGCGCAATTACCACACATGTAACATTATCAATATATGTTTCAACTACATTCCAGCTATTTTGCGGTTCTGTTCCAAAGAAGTCCTCAGAACTGCCCTCGCTCCAATATAGGTAGTTCCATTTAATTGTGTCACCTGCTTTAATTTCTTTACCGTTAATATCAATAACGCTGCCTAACAATGCATCATATTGCATAGGCTTGTTGTTTTCGGAATTATCGTTCTTTTTATTCATTTCAGTATGTATTTATAAGTTTGTATTTCTAATTTAAAAGCCTACGCAACATATGCGAGCCGTTGTGTGTAATGCTACCTTTGTTCGGCAAATATGCTTATCATGTAAAGCTTACCATCTTCTATATGGTAGTTAATCACATCTACAACACCTGTTTTACCCTCAATAAATACATTGCTGCCCTTTTGGGGTATTGGCATATTCTTAGGTAAGTCGTAGTATTTACCCTCTATTGTTATTGTTAAAAATTGCATTTCAAATTAAATTTAGTTGTTAATATTCCGCACTACACACAACAAAGTGTCATGGTGCATTTTCGTTCCTCAAACGACACCATACACAGGTCGTTACAAACAATAAAAATTATTTCAACTCACACCTAAATGGGCGTGGTGTTATAAATTTACGTTTATACCGTTTAAATATATTTCCCCATATCTTTTTATATCGTGGGAGCTTATCCCATTTAGAAGTATCTGCGTGACTCATTATTGAGCCGTCTTTCATAACAAACTGTACTCCGTATTCTGTCATAATTTTAAAAGTTTGTAACATAAGCTAAATTTAAAAGCCTATGTTGGTTTATATTTTCAATCTTATTTATCGTTGTCGGCTTCAAAACTTAGCCAAACCGTTGTGCACAATAAAAAATGGGCTACTTTACCACATCTTTCAACGGCAAATATTTTCCTGCATTACCATCATTACAATCGCCCAAGCATTGGCAAATGCCATCATTTAGCCAGTAATGAATAGTATACCTTCCATTCACACCGTATGCGGTTCTTACGCTTGGTCTTACAGTAGGTTTTTCTAAATCACCATTCCATATCCAAGCATTTGCCTTGTCTCTTTTACCTTTAGTTATTACAGGTAATGAAGTTGGGAATCCCATTCCTTCAGGTGTGAATGTAAGGTAATCAACACCATTTCTATTTTCTAATTTAGCTTTCATATTCCGCCATTTTTAAAAGATGCACAACAACAAATAAAGCAAATAGCCCGTTGAGCATCTGTTTTTCATAGCCACTTTTTAGGCGGGCTACATTGCTTTATTCAAATCGTTAGAGATTCATACTCACTCCTCCGTCGTTCGGTTTAATTCATCTCTTAATTTTTTATTCTCCATTTTTAATATATTATTACGTTTTCTAAGTTCATGTATTAATTCCTTATCTGTTTTATAAATATCGTCAGGATAACAAACACAATCATCAATATCATTAGATACAGCAACAGACATACAACCAGGAATTAATACTTCCCCTAAATCAATAACAGTTATGTAATGACATTTCATAAAAAAATACGTTTGATTAAACACTATGAATCTCTAATAGACAATGACAGTCTGTAACGTCGTGAGGATGAATCCTAACACTGTATTATAATCCATGAAAATTCACGATTAATTTCTTTTAATTAACTGTTACAGTCTGATGATCTGTTCATACTGAAAAACACCAAATAAATTTGTGTTTATTCATTTTCACATATCATATACATTGTCCATTGAGATGGAATGCCTCGCTCTGCTCAACATTCCATCTCAACGTGCGCCGAGCGCAAACGCACAAGCCAGCGCAAAAGTGCCAAACAAAATTAGTATTCATCCTTTTTATAACATCTACTTTTAGTTTCTAATATTGCGTCTATAGCTTTATCAATATAAAGCATCGTACACCAAAGACTATCACCATTACTAATTCTCATAGAATCACCATATTTTTTATTTTTAATACAATTGATACTTATCGTTTCTATTTTTGATTTACGAAAGAGTGATATAATTTTCACCTTTACTTTAATAGTAAATAAATGATGTTTTTCAGTTTCTTCTTTGTAAATTAATTCTACAAGTTCATGATTTGTTTCCATTTTATATAGTTTTTAAAAGTTAATTTTTTCAAAATTAGTTATCCATCGGACTTTTGCGCTATAAATATAAGTTACATGGTTCGCGCTCCGCACTCCCATCTAACAACGATTATAGTTCATATGAACGACTTGAAAAAAGCCGTCCAGACGAACCATACTCGGCGCACGTTAGCGGTAATGCAGTTCTACTATTTCGAAAGTCGTACCGTAACGTGAGCAAACAAAAACATTTTCTTTAGGTTCTTTAAAGTTTCTTTTCGGGTTCTGCATTTTTATGTAATTCCTTGCCTCCTTATCGCTTTGGAATAAAATGTTTTTTAGTGGTTTCTTCTGGAACATAATCACAAAAGCACTACCGCTAACATGCGGTATAATATCATTTGCTTTTGGCACGCTCGAAACGTCCTTACCTACCCACACATAACCAAGTGCATTTTCGTCTACAAACATATTATTGCAAGAGTTTGCAGTTGCTATTTCCATTTCTGATAATTCAGAAGTGCTTACTATTATACCGCCATAAGTGGCTACTTTGTTTAATAATTCTGATAATATTGCCATCGCACAATTAATTTATAAGTTAATAACACGCTCCTAATTTCGTGGTGATTCGAGGAGCAAACGAATCATACCGCAGTACCGTTAGGCACAAGGCTCAAATACATATAAGTCTTTAACCCAGTTATTAAGTGGCAATAAAGTTCCATCGTCATTATCAAGCACTATCACAAGCGTTCTTTTGTCTTTCCTTACATTTTTAACAGGTACATACTTGTTTTTGTAAAGTACAACTAAACGCCCAGTGCCTAACAATGTATAAAAATCATGGCTAGTTTCTGCTAATTTTTTAGGTTCTCGCAATTTATAATCCATATCAGTATTTATTAAGTTTTTACTATTTATTCGCCATGCTTCTTATACTCAACGTTAGGCATAATAATAAAATTATCGTGGTAATTCAGCCCACCCCACAACTTTTTCATTTATAATATCATCGTTTTTTGTGCAGTAGTCTTCAAATTCACTACCATCCATATAGCTTTTATATAAAGTTCCTATTTCGCATTCTCCATTTTCTAATTGGAATATAAGCATATCAGTTCTTTTACCATCCCAACGCACATCTTCTCTGTATGTGTGAGGTTTTTCCTTGTCAATAGGCGTAAAATTACTATGCCTAACAACAGGTAAATTTAAATTTTTAACTAACCCATCAAGTAAATGAATCAGTTGTCCTCTATCTAACTCAATTGTTTCGCTTTCTTTTAGTTGAGATAAATAAGGTTTATCAATCTCTTTATTTAAATAATCTTCTGTTTTTTTCATAATTATATCTATTAAAATCGTTAAAAATCAAAACTTACCCAAGTGTAGTTATATTTAAAAATTAAAGATACTAATAAATAACGTATCTAATTAAGAATTAACTAATTTATAATTGTTCTAAATAAAATTTGTATCTTTGCTAATGTGATTACAATAGCTACAGAAAACCCAATATCTTTATCTTTAGTAAGAGATGAGTATAAGAATTTTGACAACATTAATAGTCAAGATAGATTATATACTAATCAATTATTATATCAAAGATTTCAGAAATACTTATCTTATGAATCTGTTAAACTTGTCGTAGTTGGATCACCTGCTGATACTTTCACTTTAAAAATAGGTACTTTAAGAACTTCAATAATACCAACTACTGAGACTATAGGAGGTTTTAAATACTTTGTATTTGATATTGATTTTTCAGTTACTAACAATGAATTTACTAGATTATATGGAAGTGATGGATCAAATGATTATATAAGCGAGTTTATTCAGTTAATTCCAAATAAAGGTAATTTATATAAAGTAGAGTATTTCAATGAAGTTAATACTAAGTTCGTTAATTATAATTCTGGTAGTATAGTATTTCACAGATGGTTAAATGTTAAATTCTTACCTAATATTAAGTATGAAGGTGAAGCAACAGTATTTAACAACCTTGGGAAATTAGAAAAAACTAACCAAACAAGACAAAGAGTATTCAATTTACAAATTCCTGAGATTCATTTAAACGAATGTGAAAGTATCACATCTGCATTAGGATTAACTAATTTTTATATAAATGAAATAGAGTATGTAAATAATGGTAATCCTGAAGCTGAACAAATCGGAAATACTAATCTATATACATTTGAAGGCGAATTAACACAAGCGAGTATAAAGGGATATAATTCATCAAATTAAAAAGATATGAGCACCTTACAATATATATTATTAAATGATAGTGGTGAAACTGTAGCCGATAAAAGTAATGAGAATGATTTCTTATTAATGTCATTAATTCAGAGTATTAATGTAAATGTAAGTACAGATGGTTATGATAATCTCCCTTC